GGAAGGGGATTGCTTCCGCAAAAATCCCGAAACAAAACGGCGATGTTTCCGCATAAAGGCCGTCTGTAAGCTTCATGCTTCCTATACGCCGCGCTTCGCTTGGTACGGCGCGCCTGCGGCACGCTATGAATGCTTCGCATGGATTGGTTGCGCGTTGTTCCAACGCGCCCGAAACGCAACCGTTACCTAAGGAAACGGCATCTTCCTCATGGGCGGCTTTGGTTCGGGCTTTTGGCCGCAGGGTAATCCGCCGCTTCAGTCCGTCAAGGGGGTATTCGTAAAGACGAGATAAGGCGTTTCGTCTTTACAAAGCTTCCCCCTTGACGGCCTTACGCAGCGGCTTACTGGTGCGGCACGCCCTACCCAAAGCCGCCCATTCCGGAAGATGCCTGACATTTCCGAGGCGGAAAAGTTTGCCTTTCTCCGGGACGGTTCGCCCACCGCTAACCAACCCTTCCAAAAGAGGCCGGGCAGGGCGGCGATACCAACCTTTGTCATAGGAGTTTTAAAAATGGAAGATTTAAAAGAACCGATTGTGTTTAAAACGGCCGAAATTTGGACAAAAGTCCATAATTATCTGAACGATTTGGAATGTGCCGACATCCTGTACACCTGCGAGTTTTTAGGCTACCTCGAAGGCGCACACGAAGCGGGCGGAATCAACAGCCGGGGCTATGAGTTTTACCATACCCGGGCCATGAGCCGATTTAACCGCCTCATGGAAGAAAATGCGGGGATTGAAAAACAGGAAGAACTTGTTTTCAACCAACCTGAAGGCGAAAAGTAGTTTAAAGCCCGAACCTGCCCGAAAGGGCAGGCGGGGCGACCCACCCAAGCAGCCGCCTTTACACGATTTGAATCCCGTCATTTTTTTCAAATTTATCACGGAAGGGGATTGCTTCCGCAAAAATTCCGAAACAAAATGACGACGTATCAGATTCAAACCGTTACAAGACGGCCGCACCCACCCAATATTAAATAGGATAAAAAAAATGAAACCAAATGAAATTGCAATAAAATGTCTTTTATCAGCAATCGACGCAAGGGGCTGGAAAGTTTGCTGCCATGAAGACAATGGAGGCGGATTAACACTTGCAATATGGCGAGGCAAAGGCGAAAAACCCGGCAAAACGTGGTTTTGCCATTGCAGCTACGAATATAACAACGGCCAGCTTGTCAATGACTTAATAGCATTAGCCGAGGGATACGACCCTAAAAATTGGGAAAATATGTCAGACATGAGCAAAAAAGAATTTTGGGAAATGGTTAATAAAGAATATTCCGGCCATATTGTTTTAGATATGGACGGATGCGAACCCTGGGGCGCAGCAAGTCATACGGAGTTAGGGATTTTTGTTGACGACGACGATAATCAAGAGTAAATTAAGGACTTCAGCCGCTTCGGCGGCTGTGTGTTAAAACAAAAGAAGTAAAACAAAAGCCGCCTGATTTATCAAGCGGCTTTTGTCTTATTGGGCCGATGGCCCTTTCTACTTTAATTTTTTGTCTAAAACAATAATAAATAGCAAAATCAGCATGATAATAATGATTTGTGCATATATTGGTATCCCGCTTAAACCGCGCCTTACATAGTCTCCGAATTTGTGCAATGTAGGTAATCCAACATTGTGATCAACGAAGGCTATGATTTGGGCAATCAGAATGAAGATTGGAAACCATTTAAATCTGTCAAGTAAAAATTTCATACGACATCCTTTATCATTGTGCCGATGGACCTTTAGAATAGTCAGGGAGAAGGGTAAGCTTATCTTTCCCACCCATGACATAAACCCCACCCCCGCCCGTATTTGCCTCAGGCTGCGAAATGCGGGCGTTTTGGCCTTCGGCCATGCTTACCCCTTCCCGCCTGTATGGATTGAACGGCAGGCCGTTTTCTGCCCAATCGCGGCAGGTTTCAGGCTTGATTGAGACTTTCGTCCCAAAATCGGTATAGCAATCGCAGCCTTTACGGCCTTTGATGCATGCGGCCACGCTTTCCATTCTGCTTACGCTTCTTATGCCGTCGTAGATCGGCGCGGTTTCGGGCATGCCCTCAACGCGCGGCCGATAATAGGCTTCCGAAAATTCAGGCACCGATGCGGCCGCTTCGGGCAACGCCGAAGGCGGAGCAGGTGGAGGAACGTCTACCAAATCGACCAATTCAGCCTCTACGGGAGCAGACGGCTGAACCGGTTGAGAGTCTTTAACCTGCACAACCTCTTCTTTTTTCGCGCCGGGATTGGCCTTTTCGTACATGCGGCCAATCCACGGCACGCCGAAGTAGAATAGCACCGCAAAACAGAAAAAGACGAACCAAAACACTTTTGGAATCTTTTTCGTGAATTTGATGTGCTTACTGGCCGATTTGTAATACTTAAAGGCTTCCTTCGGCGGCTTGTAAAAAGACTTTGTTGCAGTTGCAAACGATTGAGCAGTCAGATTCTCTTCGCAGCGGTAAAACTCATATTTGTATGTGCCGACTACCTTGCGCTCAAGGTGTATATGGCGGCCTACAAGGTTACGAACATATTTATCCAACATAGTTGGATGTTGGGTCATAAGTATCAGCGTAAAGCCGTAATGCCTCAATTCTTTCAGGGTTTGGATATAGGGCGGAGGCTTTTGGGCCGAAGAGCGAACGGGATATGTATAGTCCGCTTCATCGACAATGACAACCGAGCCTTCAGGCACAATCTCATTCAGCGGAGCAGACTGCAACTGTTCTTCTGTCAGTTCGTGTGCCTTAAATTTGCGCGTATCCAAGCCGTCAATATGGCAAAAATAGAGCGGGCGGGCAATCTTAGTCCCATCTTCCGCTTCAAACGTAAACAAGCCATCTTTGTTATTCAGAATCATATCGACGACCATTGATGTTTTACCCGTCCCAAGAGTCCCAGTAATAAGATAAAGCATCAACCGCCCCCAATCGTCATTTTTGTAAACGAATCAACGGCCAATAGTGCGCCCCTAATTCCAATGGCCGAGAAAATAATCTCTATGCCAAACTCAAACCCGCCTATATTAAGCAGGTCAAGCAAAGCGGCCGGAAGTTGATGATAGCCTTGATAGAAATAGTTTTTCATTTCATCAATGCCCCAGCTGGACACTTTGTAAACCGTAATGCCAACGCCGAAGGCAACAACAAACTTTACTATCATTGCCCGCACAACCCACGAGGCAATAAAACCTATAACAGGTATTAAAAACGCTGGCATTTTATTGACCTTTCAACACAATCATAATTCCGGTAACGGATGCGGCCATAATCACAAAACCGCGAACCATGCGGAGAAACTCACAAAAACCGTCCCAACTCAAGCTTATAACGCCGAGCATTGTGTCAAATTTCATCGGGGCAGGGCACTTTGCCGAAGAGCCTTGCAGAAAATCTTCAAATTTCCAGGCAATCGGCACTTCTTTTTTCGGGATAAGCCCCGAAAAGTCGCCTTCTTCGGGCATATTGCCGTTAAATTCCGCACAAGTAAGCGTGTTGGGATGTTTTTTGCAATACTTCTCTAGTTCGCCTTCGCCTTCGCCTTTTTGCGCCTGGCCGCTGCCGTTACCACCGCCGCCGCCCGAACCACCGCCAAGACCCGAAAGGCCGTCTGAAACTTTGCCGAAACCTTCGGTAACTACACGGGTTAAATCAACTATGTTTTGATTTATGCTGCCTAATATGCCGCTGTAATCTGGGACATCACGGCCATCACGGCCATCACGGCCATCACGACCATTCTGCCCGTCATTGCCATCTTTACCGTCTTTGCCTTCCTTCGGTTTCCATTGACCATTTTCGTCTTTATGGACTTCGCCGCCGTCATCTTCGCTACGATACACGCCGTCTTTGTCCTTAAAAACGCCCTTATCTTCGGGCTTTTGCTGCTCCTTCGGTTTGCCGTCTTCACGTGTATCTTTCCATTTACCGTCTTCACCTTTGCAGATGTGCGGATTGTTTTCCAAGCACTCTTTGCCCTTATCTTTGGGCTTTTCTTCTTTCTTTTTATCCTTCGGTTTCTTATCTTCAGGTACTTTATCGGACGATACCACCTCAGCATCCGCCGGCACTTCGTTTACATGCTTACCTTTAAAAGATGCTTCATAATAGCAAACGCCATTCCTTACAAATAACCTGTATGAATAACCTTCGCCAATATGTTTCCCCGAAGAAACAGACCCCGAACAGGCATCATTTAAATCTTCTGCGTATTTTTCAAAAG